GCCGCCCGTGACCGCCGCAGACCAGTTGGTGGGCAGCGTCGTCGGGGCGCTGGCACCCACGCCCGTGTTGTTGCGGATGCTGTTGGTGCGCAGCGGCTCGGGCAGATACCCCAGCGGGGCCAACGTCAGAGGATCATACTGCCGGCGCCAGATGCCGCTCGCGACCGTCTCATTGAACCCTGCGGCGTTGGTGCGCCCTGCACCCGTAGCGCGGGTGAAGGTGCCTACCGAGGCGTCAAAGGCCTGCTGGATCGTGCCCTTGAAGTTCAGCGTCCGCGCGTTGTCCCGGACCAGGGCATAGTCGTTGGCAAAATCGAAGACCACGCCATCGCGTTCGCTGCCCAGCAGCCGCCCCGCTATGGTATTTGCGCCGAACAGACCGCTTCTCAGCAGTGCCCGTTTGGCGGCATGCAGATGCATCAGAGCGTCCCGATCCGCAACTTGAGGCCGGATGCGGTATAGGTCGGCGTGCCCCGCGAGATCGCCGCCACATACAGCGTGGCCGTGTCCGCCGCCGCCCTCAGCGTTGCCCCGATATTGGTGAACTGGGCAATGCGCTGTCCGCCCAGATCGATCCAATCGCCCGACAGCACGCGCTGCATGTAGAGGATAGACCTCGCCTCGGCATCGCTGAGGGCATAGGCACCGTTCTCTGTGCCCAAATCCTCATTGGCATCGAGGAACAACAGGTCGATTGCCGCGCCCTGATCGTCCTCATCGAGGATCACCAGCGAGTGCAGCGCACAGGCCCCGTTGATCTGGGCGAAGAAGTTCGGGACCGCCTGCGTTGCCGCCAGAAGGTCACCATCGGCATATGCAGACGTGTCGAGGCTCAACGTGACGGGAGTGACCCGCACGAGTTCGGTGGCTGACATTGGGCTTGCCTCCTAGGCGGCGGGCTGGGGTTCGGGCTTCATTGCCGCGATCTGCTGGGCGTTCTGCAGCTTCATGACTTCGACCTGCATCGTCGCGGCCAGTTTCTCCCGCTCTAATTGCAGTTCCGCCGCCGTGATGCGCTCGGTAGAGGCGATCTTCTGGGCTTCGAGTTCCATATTGGCCTGACGGTCTGCGGCCTTGACCTGGAGGTCGGCCTGCATCTGCGCCTGTTCCTTGACGGCGTTGCCCTGCGCCTTCATTTTCTCGGCTTCGGCATTGGCCATCATTTTCTGCTGTTCGATCTGGGCGCTGGCCTGCAGCTTCAACTGTTCGGACTGCGCCTGCGCCTCCAGCTTGGCCCTTTCGATCTTCTCCTGAGGGCTCGGCTGCTGTGCGGCCTGCTCAGCCATCTGTTTCAGCTTGGTGACCGTCTCTTCGGTGAACTCGGGATAGAACGCATCCGGGTTCTTGATGCCTGCACTCTCGGCAATCTTGGTCATTGTCGAGACAATCTTGGGCAGCATGTCGATGGCGAGCTGCGGTGCCCCGGCATTCATGAAGCGATCTGCCATCAGCAACTGGTTCGCCAGCACCTGCTGCAGCATCAGCATGTCGCGGTCGCGCGACCCCGTGCCCAGCCCGACATTGACCGTCGCGTCCATGTCCGCGTTCCACGAGCGGGGATCCATGGTGACGAACTTGTCGCGCATGCGAATGGTGCGCGGCTGGTCCTGATGCTGGACGATCAGCTTGAGAATACACTTGAACACGCGACCCCAGCCGAGTTCGGCCATGTTGCGCGCTACCAGTTCAATCTGCGAATAGCCGGCATCGCGCTGGTTCTGATTGGCCGTCGCGGTCTGGTTCTGCAGCGCCTCGGGGTCCAGCGCCATGGTGGTGCGCGACACACCTGTGCGCTTGGCAACCACCGTGTCCATGTAGTCCAGCACGCTATAGAGCTTGTCCCCGATGAACTGCGGGGCGTAGTTGACGATGGGCTGCGATCCCGGCTTCTTCCAGATGATGCCGCCGAACTTCGGGCTGACGAGAATGTCAGGATTGAGGACCGACCCGACTTCGGCCTCACGCATGGGCAGCGATGCGGCATAGCCGCTATCGAGCACCTGGCGCAGCGCCACCGTCTTGACCCGCTGCACGTCCCTGGTGCGGTCAGCAGTGCTTTCGGCTTCGAACCTGTGCGGCTGGGGATAGCAGGGAATGTCGGAGAACGGCAGCTCGTCTTCCCACACCTGCCAGTCCAGCACCTTGCCAGCACCGGCATTGCCCGCGTACCAGACCTGCACGGTCTCCGCGATGCCGTCGTCGTCAACGTCAGCCTTGAGGTAGCACTCATAGAGGTCGATGAGTTGCGTCGATTTCAGCGAGTCGTATCGATAGACCGACGCGTTGCGCTCGCGGGCCAGGCCTTCTTCGTCGCTCAGGCTCAGGCTGTCGGCCGGCAGATCGTCCACGATGTCGCGGTCAAAGCCCATCTCGATGAGATCTGAACGGGTGCGGTCGTCATGCAGATAGGCCGAAAAGCGCGCGTCCTCTATGGTCGTTGCGGCGGGGTCGAGATAGAAGTTCTCCGGCTTGCCGGCGTGAATGCACAGGCGACCCTTGGCCGTGGTGCGCGACACCTTCACATTGAAGGTCGGCACCGGCACAACCACGGACTGGCCAGTGGTCTGGTCCAGCATCGGCATCATGATCGGCTCGCCATCCTCTTGCGTGAGGATTTCGACCCCCTGATCCTCGGTAAGCTGGGCGATCTGCTCAGCAACGAGGCCGGAATGCATGCTGATCTTGCGGATCGGCGTGGCGTCCCAATAATGCCGGACGATGCCGTTGCCGTTCAGCAGGCTGTCGAAGGTCGTCTCGTAAAGCGTCCGGTAACCGCTATTGTCGCGGAAGAACACGAAATTGGCATAGTCGCTCGCCTGCTGGGCGAACTCCCGATCCTCTTCGGTCTCGGGCTCATACATGACCATGCTGTCGGAAGCCGTGAACACGCGAATGATGCCCGGCAGCATCCAGCCGATCACGTCCGACACGTCACGCGAGACCACCGTGGACCGATTCGCCGCCGGCGGCGTGTCCGTCATCACGCCCTGCATGTATTCGAGGTTCTTGGTGCGACGCGACGTCAGGTCTTCATCGGCATAGCGCTTTGCGGTGCGCAGCTCAGACGCGATGATCGCGGAGAGGTCTCTGCCCTCGATGTCGCGGTCGTCATCAGCCATCAGGCCACCCAGCTCGTATCGACTTGCACCAGCACAGGCTCGGCCTGGCGCAACCGCTCATTGTCCTTCAATGGACGGAACCACACACCGTCCAGAATGACCGTCTGCAATTCGCCACCGACTTCAACCTGCTTGGTGATGACGCGACGTCCGCCTTCGCTGCCATCCTCGAGGATGCGCCAGTGGGTGCTCATGCGACCCAGCTCGTGTCGATCTGCGGCATGTCGAGCATCCGGTTCTCCTCGGCACCCATCACGCCGCAGCGGAAGGCGTCGGCACCGTGACTCGCCCAATCGTGGAGCGGGCGCTGGCGCAACGTCTGGTTCTTGTCGTCAAACTCGCTGCGATACATGCGCAGGCAATCGATGCCTCTGGTGCACTTGTCGGCGTCGAACCACATGCGGTTGAAGCGCAGTCGTCCGGCATCGATGCCGTCCATGGGCTCGTGGCGAGGGACGATGTTGACGGCGAAGCCGCGCTCTTCAAGGAACTGCTTGCGGCTCTTTCCGGTCTGCAACTCCCGCGCCTCGCCATCGTGGGGCAGATGATGCTGGTGCACCCGATAAGGCAGCGCCTTGATCCAGTCGACGTAATGATCGAGCGCGAAGCCGCTGTTCTCGTAATAGTTGATCCAGTGCCACTCACGACCGACGATCTGGCCGATCCAGATGGCCATGGAATCACCGATGCCCAAATCCCACGACGCGAACACGTCGGCAGAACGATCATGCGGCACTCGGCCAATGCGACCGTCTGCCTCTGCTTGCGCGACCTCGCGTCCATAGAAGGCACCGACAATCGCCGCGTCGAAGCTGCACTCGTATTCCTGCGCATACTGCTCAGCCGTGAGCATGCGCCTAGCGCTTTCCAGTTCCTCTGGGTCCAGGACACCGGTCTCAGAGGCCTTGAGCGCCATGTGCAACCATTCCGGGTCAAGAGTGCCCGTCTCTGTGCGGCCGAGACCGTAAAACCAGTTGCGCCCTTTTGGCGTCCCGATGAACGTGCCCCAGCCCTTGAAGTCGGAAAGCGTCGGGCGGATCACCTCGGGCCAGGCGCGTGGGTCCAGTTGCGCCGGCTCATCGACATCGACGCCATCAAGGTAGATGCCGCGGAGCCGGTCATATGCATCGCCGCCATAAAGGCGGATGCGCGCATTGTTGTGCGGCAGTTCGATCCACAGTTCGCCGTCGCTGCGCCGCAGGTCGGGGAAGACCGACGTGTAGTGCTTGAGATAGCCCCAGGCGATGTCCTTGGCCTGCCCAAAGGTCGGGGCGATGTAGGCATAGCGCGGCGGCGGATCGCGCCTGGTATTCTGTGCCGCCTTGGCAATCGTGTCGTTGATCGTGCCGACAGTCTTGCCGAACCGTCGGTGCGCCGTGACCTTCGCGAACCGTTGCTGCCGCTGATGAAACGGGACGAACAACCGGCGCGGCGCGTATGGGACTACAATTGAGGCGGCAGCCAAGCGAACGTCACTGTCATCGGGCGCTCCGGGTCCGTGCTCATCTCAACGCTCGATAGCTTGGGATGCACGTAGGGCGCCGCTTTCTCTGCAGCCCACATGCGGGCTTCAGGCTTCGCAGTCTCATCGCGCAGCACCGACAGCATGTAATCGAGAGGCGTCAGTCCCTCCGATGCCGCCCGGTCTGCCACCTCTCGCGTGCGCTTTGTGGCAGCCCCTCGCGGCCGGCCGGCGCCGGGGCGCTTACCGCCGTGCGGCATTTTGATTTACGAGTATTGTTTTCA